CGGCCACCACTGCGCTGGTGCGGGCGTAGATGGCGCGCAGCGACTGGTAGATGGCGCTGCCGGTGCCGAAGGCGGCCGCCGCTTCGCGCAGCGAAGTGATCTTCACCGGCGTGTTCGGCGCGGCCAGGTTGGCGCCCGGGGTGTAGGTGTCGACCAGGCCGATCACGGAGCTGGACGGCGTGGCGATCGAGCGGGGGCCGGTGTCGACCAGGGTGACGGTTACGCCGTGGAAGAAGGATGTTGCTGCCATTGTGAATCTCCTAGAAATGAAAAAACCCGCTCAGGGCGGGTTGGAAGGTGCTACTCAGTTGGGCGGAGCCCGCACAAAAACAATTATTTAGATAGGCCAGAGTGCCGCTTGCTCCTTGACGGCCAGGGTCAATGCTTGCCTCAAATCTTGAAGCGGAATTATTGCTGTGGTGTTATCGGCGAGCACCCACGCCACTGCATTAATGCCGGATGCCTCACAAGCCAATAAGGTGCGAGACATGCGGCCCTGGCTCATCTCGTCGCCGTTGAAGATATTACCGCGCACCTCTACCACGATGCATGCAACTTTGTCTGCACGAGCCGCCTTAGCCGCTTCGCGCTCTCGAACTAGGGCATCCGCCGTGGCCTTGACCACTACTTCGGGAGGAAGCTCTTCCACACGCCACGCATGCACCCAGTTGCCCTTGCCGTCCCTCACGTACCCATTTCGAACTGCCAATTGGGAAGCGGTTACGATCGGAGGCGGCGCGGGCAATATTGGATCACAGTTATAAGCATCGAGCGTGGCAAGGTCCAAGACTTGCGGGAATGCGACATTCGGAAACTCAGCACGAAAATCCGCTTCGCTTATCACTTGACCATCTTTTCTATTGCGGTATTGGCTCATAAGGTTCCCTATGCGATGGCGAGAAATACGTAACGTCCATCGCCAACATTGATATTAGTCGCTGCCACTTGATTAATTATAAAACCCATCGAATATGGATCGACACTGTCGTCATAAGCCATTTCAACTGCCGCTGTGTTCAAAGACAAGTGAGGATCGTTGCCGGCCACTATACCGCGCGTGGCGTCCCACACAAACCAGTCCCCAGCTGCATCTATACGTTTGATCAAAATAAAACGGGCCCCAGCCCGGAAATCGCAAGAGATTGGTTGGGATGAACCATTTCCGTGATAGCTGCCGACCTTCGAAATCCCAGGGAGGGTTGCAAATAGATACGCCACATAATTCGAACCTAATGCATTCAAATTTTCGTAGCCATCACCCATATAAGCGGGTGTGAAAAATGAACTCGTGTTGTTGGGATTTCGCTGAAGTAGCTTAGATGAGGAATTTGCGCTATTCAAAGCAAACGTGAAACCAGCAGTTCCTGACAGCCATCCATCCGCATATCCAGGACTCTTTAGGTCGACCACCCAGTTCCCTGCGCTATTTCGAGCCTTAGCTATGATAAGCTCCGGCTGTACGCCTAAGCTATGCAGTACATGAGGCCCACCTATCCCTGTGCCGGCATAGCAGACTACATCGAAGAAACCGACGGCACGTTTGAAGAAGTGGTCAATATAGGTATTTCCAATAGAGTTGAAATTTTCTGCGGCTGGAAAAACGGCGCCATTGAAACTTAGCTCGGAAATAACATTTGAAAACTCCCCGCCCGTATTAGCAGGGGAAGCTGTCATGTTTCGCAGCCGATCATGAATGACACTACCATACGAATCCGCACTACGGTTTTGTGACAGCAACATGTCTGGCACAAATCCTACGCCTGAGACAACTTGTGTTAATCCGCTGCCGGTGCGAGCGATGGCGTTATAGACCTGAACGCCGCTAGTCGGCGGCTTGTTTGAACGGCGGATGGCCATGTAAATGAACGTATCCCCCGCGACGCCCCAGCCTTTAAAGCTAAAACCAGTTGCCGAATCAATCTTTGCGAAGCCAGTGTTTTGCTCCGCATTTGTGTTATTAGGATTTAAAGCCGGCCCGCCTGCAAAGCTAGAAACCGCGCCTCGCATTATGTCGAGAACGTACCACTGATCAGCCCTAGTAATATTCTTAACCAAGATAAATTGAGGCTCCCACCCCAATTCAACAACAGCATTCCTATTGCTGTCCGTTGCAAAAGTGCCGCATTTAATTATGCCATCCGGCGATGGATCATGGGCGAACAAGTATGCTACGTACGAACCCCCGACTCCATTTACCGCAGAGGAATCAGAGACGCCCCCATAAACATTGAAATATTTATCATTTATAAGGCCGCAATATCCATTGGCTAGCGCCTCTGGTGAGTTTTCTCCACTGGTAGTGTTCAAACATAAAGCCGGAAAACTAGCAAGACTAGAGTTTACCGCTCTAACACTCCAGTTGCTGGCCGAATCCAGTCTTTTGATAAACAATATCCCTCTATCAACTCCTAAGTTGTGTGGAATTTGTCGCCCATGAACGCCATTCCCCACATAATTGACGACATCAAAGAACCTTGGCGCGCGCAGAAATGTCCATGATACGTATTTTTCAAGCTGTGCATTAACGCTGGGCGAATTTGAACCGATTATATAGCCAGTCGAAGTAGCCGAGGCGACATAAGCCAGACCCAGCCCAGGATTATTCGCGTTGCTGCACACCGAATTTTGCACACCACCGCTTGTATCTTGTAGGAAATTTCCATATCCGCTTCCACGATTCTTAAACCATACCATACCACCTCTGCCGGCCAGATCGATGCCATTGGATATAGTCCGCCGCCCCGAGCCATCGCCGACATATGTGTAAGCAGCGAACACATCATCTACACAATTTTTCCACACGGGCACGCCGGTTGCTGCCATTCTAGTCAGTGCACTCATAGTAACTTCCCGTAAATAGTTCCCCCACCGTCGTCGGTCCACAGATAAAGAAAATCAATGCCGCTGTCTTGTAGCGCAGTCCGACCAATAGCAATAAAGTAGGTGGAAAGAGTGCCGGTAGTAACCCCGCTCGGGAGAATCCACTGAATCGTGGGTAAAGTTACAACGGCAGAGCCGCCATTGACCAGCTTAATCATCACCTCCCCAAAAGTGCCCGCTGGTGGAAAACCTGCCAAAACAATTGTGACAGGACCGCCCACTTGGAGTCGTTGAACATTTGATGAAGAGTAGTTGAAGGTGACTGTACCATTTGTTACAGTTCCTTTGTCGACGCGGACAACAGACTGAGCTGCCGTGAATGTGTTGGCACCGGTCGTTGCGCATACCGCCAGCGCAGCGGTAGTTGCCGCTGCATCGGCTTTCGCCGCAAGTTGAGCCGCAACCGTTGCAGCAACAGCCCTAGTCGCCAACTGCGTGTCAACGTAAACCTGATTAGCCTTGGTCGCCAACTGTGTGTCCACGTAGCTCTGGTTCGCCTTGGTTGCGAGCAGCGTCGTAACTTCGCCAATGTTGCCTTGGGCTTGCTGCAACACCATCACGATCTCCTGCACGGTATCCAGACTCACGTCATCGCTCGCGACCAGCGATTGCAGCATGAATAACATGCCGTCAATCTCGCCAAGCGCGTCGCGCAACCGAGATACGTCGTCCTGGAGCTCATTGTCCGGATGCGGCAGCGGTAGCCCCAGGTGGGGCGTGGTTTGTTGTATCGTCATTTACATCACCATGATGCGAAGGTTGCGGACAAAGGGACGGGCGGCGGCCGAACCGGCGGTGGCCAGGCGGGCCTGCACCACGTTTTCGTTCACGCCGGTCTGCTCGTACACCAGCTCGTGCCAGCCGTTGTCCAGCGCCGTGGTGCGGATCTGCGGAATCGGTGCGGACCAGGTGTCGCCGATGTCGCCGCCTTTCAGCTGCACGGTGGCGGCGGCGCCGCTCGGCAGCTTGGCGTCGATCACAACGCGCACCCGCGAGCCGGTGCCGGCCTTGATGCTGCGGCTGACGTAGTCGCCGTTCTCGCCCAGCCAGCCCACCATCAACTGGCCGCCACGGTGCAGCACCGGCGACACCGAACTGTCGCCGCGCAGCTGGGCGCGCAGCGTGATGTTGCCGGTGACCGGCGCCGACAGCGCCAAAGGCTGGTTGCTCGACGCGGCGATCTCGCTGCCGTCCGGCAGGACCACGGTGTAGCCGATGGTGGCGTGCGCGCTGGACTTTTGCTCCAGGCCCATCACCATCAGGTCGGTGGCGCCATTCACCGCTACCGTGCCCAGGTCGATATTGCGCACGGTCTCTGTGTAGTTGGCCGCCAGTACGCGGAACTTGAGGTCGCGGTCCTGGTGCGGAGTCCAGGTGCTGTTGTTGCTGGACGAGAGCAGCACGCCGATGGTGTAGGGCTGCGCGGTGATCCAAGCGGCGCCGTCCCACTTGCCCAGCTCCGCCACGGACAGCGACGTTTCCGCGTCATTGCACATGACGACGAAGGCCAGTTCCTCGTTCGCGTTCGTGTAGTACGGCAGCGCGAACTGGGCGCGAGTGGCCGTGCCGTCGGTGCGGATCTGGCTCGGAGAAAGGCGCGCTTCGGCCAGCACGCGCAGGGACGGCAAGCCGGTCTGCACCGCGCGCAGCTGCACGATCACGTCGGTGCTGCCCACCGCTTCGAACCACAGGTCCACACCCACCAGGTGCGCCGGGGTGGGCGACAGGAAGGTTTGCGCCAGCGGATCGACGCCGACGTTGGCGTAGTGGGCTTGGTCCCGCTTGATCACTTCCCACGCGTCCTTGGCGCTCTGCTGCATGTTCTTCTCCGCGTTCGCCACGGCGCCGGTGAGGAATTCCTTCAGCAGCGCAGCGCCCGTGACGCCTTGGTTTATAGCGCCCATCCAGAACTCCACGCCTGCCGGCTCGCCTTGGCGACCGAGAAACTTGGTGTACATGCTCTCAACCTGCGCGCGGACCGGATCAATGGGCGGCGGCTTCGGCACCACCGGCGGGATCGTGACCGGCGTGTCATCCACCTCGGTTTCCGGCACAAACACCGGCACGGCGGGGACCGGTGCAGGATCATAGTGGTACACGTACTCGGTCACTACGCGCCGCAGCACACGGTCCTCGGCCCAGCTGGCAGCGGTGTAAAACGCGCTGCCACGGCTGCCGCCGCTGCCGATGATCTGCACCAGCTTGCGGCCCACCGGCACATTGGGCGGGATGTTGAACTGGCCGCTGACCACGCCGTTCGCATTGGCCACCGGCCGCACTGCCGGATTGGCCTGCGAGCCCGGCGTCACAGCCACGCTGTCGAAGCTGGCGCCCACCACCGTCTCGTTCGGGCCGAAGCCGGTGATGCTGAACTTCACCGTCACCGGACGGATCACCTGGTCCTGGTTACGCGCGCTGCTCAGCGTTTCCACCGACGTGGTGGATGACGGGCCGGCGCTGTCGCCGTAGGGCACGCGCACCACGATGCGGTTGGTCAGGTTGCTGGTCCAGCTCTCCGTGGAGTAGGTCATCTGGTCGATGGAGGGGTCCAGCACCACGCTGGCGGGCAGCGGCGCGAACGCCTGGTAGGGATTCACCGCCATGGAACCGGTGCGGCGGTTCTGCTCTACCAGCGAAATCACAGCGTACGCCAGCGTGGTCGGCCCGGCCACGTCCTTGCCGTAGCGCGAGGCGGACAGCGATATCGGCAGGGTCAGCGTGCCGCCGACGATGGCGCCCGACTGGGCCTGGCCTGCGTCGCGCATGCTGTCGTCCATGAAGGGGTCGACGAATACGCCCTTCTTCTGCACCGCTTCGCGGTTCATCGCGTCCGATTGCAGCTGCTGCTGGGCGATCAGCATTTTCAGGCCGTCCAGCTGGTCCTGCACGTGCGCCAGGTCGGACATGGGCACCATGCGCGGACTATCCAGGCTGATGCTGGTGTCGGCATTCCAGTGCTGGTAGATGGTCGCCAGCAGCAGCAGGCCTTCCGGCACGCTGGGCGGCGGCGGCATCCAGTCGCTGGCCACGCCCTTGATCGGCACCACGTCGCCGGCCTCGTTCAGGCACAGGCGGTCCACGCGCGGCATCTTGTAGCGGTAGCTGGCCAGGATCAGGGTGCCGGCCACGGCGCCGGTGACGGTGAAGCCGGCGTTGTCTACCAGCGTCGGCGTCACGGTGACGATGTGCTGGTACTTCACCGTATAGGTGCTGCCCGCTGCCGGCTCGGCGCCGGCCGGGCTCCAGTCCACCTTGCCGCCGGTAAGCTTGTAGTCGGTGTTTTTCACGTAGACGGTGGCGCCCTGGCGCACTTCCACGATCTGCAGCACCGAGGTATCCGGCAGCGGGTCCAGGCCGCCGGCAATCACGCCGTGGCTCAAGGTCACGCTGCGTTCTGCCGTCATGCTCACGCTTTCCAGCTGCGCAATCGGGCCGAAATCCACGTTCACGCGCTGCGCCGCCGTGCCGCTCGACACATGCGGTTCGTCGGCGATGATCTTCAGGTCCGGCGCGGCGGAGTACACGTAGCGCAGCGCGGCGCGCAGTTCCACCTGCTTGCCGTTGGCGCGCGCGGCGCCGGCCGAGATGATGTAGCTCTGCTTGTCGCCTTCCAGCTCGGCGCCGCGGCGCACGTCCATGCCGCTGATGATGTAGTTGCCGCCGGTGCTGTCGCGGTCATAGCGCTGCAGCGCCACCGACACGGCGTCGATGGTCGGCGGCGGTTCTTTGGCCTTCAGCACGCCGTTCAGCACCTGGTATACCGGATAGAACTTGCCGGCCTTGCCGTCGCCCGCCACGCCCCACACGGGGTTCAGCTGCAGGCGCGCGGCGCCGGGCTCCATGTAGCCGCGCGTGCCTTGCGCGGGGTTGAGCAGCTCGGGGTCGTCCAGCTCCGTAACGGTGGCTTCCTGCAGATACACGCCCACGGCGATCTCGCCATCCACCGGCACGTTCAGCGCCGCCGGGCCGATGCCGCGCACGGCGCCGGCCAGCCACAGCGCACCGGATGCCAGGCGCACGTCGCCGGTGATGCCGTCCACCACGCAGCCGGCGTCGCGTATCAGGTCGCCATCCTTGAACAGCACGTTGCCGATGTTGGCGATGCGGTCGATCATGCCGGTCTGCATTTCATTCAGTTCCGCCGACTGCAGCACACGCTCGGCACTGAACAAGTGCTTCTCGTGCCGCTTGGCGGGATTAAAACGGTCGTAATAGGTCATGCACTTCCCCTTAGAACGGTAATACGTATTCGAACGCCGGACGCACCGCGCCGTTGCGGTCGAACATCTGGCTGCGGTCCAGCAGATACAGCTTGCCGGGGTGGGTGATCTCGTCCGGCGCGAAGTAGCGCTGGCCGGCCGGCAGGCCGCTCTTGATCTGGGTGCCGAGGAAGATGCCCAACTCGCGGATGCGCGCCGACGGCGCTTCGTTGAAGGCGAACACCACGCGCACGTACAGCCAGCGCGTGGGCGTGGCGGACATGCGGAAATTGCCCTGCGGGGTTTCGATGGTGCCGGCCGGGTCGGGCTCCACGAAGCCCACTTGCGTGGCCGCGCGGCGGCCGATTTCGCTGACCAGCGCGGCCGCGTTCACCGGCTCGGGTTCGGCCTGGGTGTCCCAGGCGGGATTGCCGCCGCCCCAGGCCACGTGGACGGGCTGGGCGGCGACCAATTCGGCGACGGCTACGCGGCCGTCCAGTTGTTTTGCTGGCATGGATCAAACTCCTTCAAAGGTAGTACGGTTTGGAATGGGTTCGCGCCAGGCGCCGGCCCAGCGGCCGGTCCAGGTGCGCGCTTCTATCGGCATGGCGGTGGCGGCGCCGTCACTGCGGGCCTGGGTGCCGGATTCGTCCTGCACCGGCATGACGTTGATGTAGCCGTCGTAGCCGGTCACGATGGCGTCTTCCTCGGCCTCCGGCGCCAGCGCATAGCCCTGCTGCGACACCATGCCGCCCACCACGTCCACCAGCACTTCGGAATCGAGCTGGAAGGCGTCCAGGCGCCAGCTGTTGTCGTCCCACACGCGGGTGGAATAAGTGCTCAGCGATCCGTAGCAGGCGGGGGGGTCTTCCGGCGCCATGGCGGCGGCGGTGCGCGTGCCGAAGCTGAGCTTCACGCCGTCCACGTAGACGCCGGAATCGTCGTCCAGCAGCGCGGCATCCAGGCGCGAAGAATCCAGCGCCACCGGACGCAGGTCGTATCCGTGGTACATGCGGTAGAAGCGCGCATGCGCCGGCAGCGACTGGCCCACCAGGTGGCGGATGGCCGCCAGTTGCGGCTGCGCCTGGGCGGTGCCGGGATCGATCTGCAGCCACGGTCCCTGCTGCTCCAGGGTGCTGTCGTAGCCTATCCACGACAGCGCGCGTTTCACGGAGGCGGCGCTGCCGCGCTGGCGCAGCCATGGCAAGCCCTGCGCGATCAGCGCGCCGGTGCTGCTGAAGTACGGCGCGAATTCGGC